CGCCGCTGTCCTCGGTTGGGCGCTCTCGTCCGCATAACACAGCTCAACGCCCTTGCCGAACAGCGCCGCATCCTTCGCCAGCTCGGCGTCAACGCTCTCGACCCTGGCCTTGATATAAGCGTCAATCAGCGGGGCAATGTCCTCTTCACTCTGGTACGCAACGGGGTTGCCGACCAGATACCCGCTCGACACGGACACGATATAGCGCCCATAGTTGTGAACCAGCCTATTATTCGGGAACCCGGCGGGCACCGTGCGCTCGGTAATCGAGGGCTTAGACGCATACGCCTCTGCCAGCGCGTCCATGCGCTTCACTTGATCCGCCTGCTCTTTGAGGCAAGCAATTAAAAAGGCGGGGGTAATCCCGCCTTCAATGAGCGCCGCGTCTCTTACAATCATATCCCAAGCCCCTCTCTGCTGCCGGTTGTCACGATTTTCATGAGTGATTCTGATTCAAGCGAATACCGTAGCGCGTCGATGCAGTTATGAACAACAAGACCGCCATTTACAGCGAAGTTGTGATGCTTTTCAACCTCCATGTTGTAGACGGCTTCCCGTCCAACAAGCTTTACACTCTTCACTTTCGCGTACTTAACGGCGTTGTCCATTTCTTGACCTCATCCGGTTTGCACAACTACGAGAACATGTTTCTGCAGGGTTATACTTGTTTGTCTCAAAAGTTTCGCCGCATATTGGGCAGATAAGCGTGATGTTGTCTAAACCCAAAGCCCTGCGATACGCTGACTTGCAAGCATTTGAGCAATAGCCCGGCCTGACCGCTTGGTAGTGCTCCCCACAGTTTCTGCAAGCCTGGGGTTTTGCTTCACGGAGCACATTCTTGTGTTTCTCATAGTGCTGGCGATGCCATTCTCGGCCAGCCTCTGACCCATGCCACTCAATCGCTGCTGGTCTCGCCACTTCGTTGATGTTCCTGCGCCTTCTCTCTTTATGTTCATCAGATGCGTTCAACCCATGATGCGACATATGTTCTTCCGCTGTGATAGCCACAAGATTGTCAAGGCTGTTGTTTGTCTTGTCGTGGTCAATGTGGTGAACATGAATGTTTGATGGTAGTTCGCCGTATTCGGCTTCATAAAGGTAGCGGTGCAGGTACTTTCGCAACCTGTCGTTCCTGTAGTACCCCCGGGTCTCATCCCTAACAAATCTCAAGCCATCAACGACAATAACCTTCACGGCGCCCCTCCTATGTCAACAATCTCGTCTTGCGCAGTCAGTTGTGCGGCCTCAACCCAACCTCGCCTTGTTAGAATCAGGTGGTCTCCAGTGCATCGGATGATTCGCATGTCCTCGGTTTCAATCTCGTAGATGTCTGCTTCGTCTCTGGTCATACGACAATCAAAAAAGCGCCCAACCGTTGGTACGCTTTGTTTGAGGTCGTAGCACTTCACCATTCCGGTCTTTCCTACAAGTTCCCTAATCGGCACCTGCCCTGTTTCTGTTTCAACCAGCGTGTCCCCTGTAAGGCAGTGGTTGTTCTTGTCCTCAGGTACTCTCATGCTGTTGCCGTCCCTGTCTTTGCGCCATTGGTACAGTTGCAGCTCGTTGCGCATGTTCTGGCACTTCACATCCACGATGATTTCATGTCCTTGTAGCCATTGGACGCCATGCATCACGCTGTCAGGCCCCTTGACCGCAGGCAGCGCCCGAACGCCATATTGCTTCAGCTCGGCGATGCTCTTTGGCTCGCTGCTGTCGCAGGTGATGTAATGTGCGCCGGTGAACGGCTTGAGTGCATCCGCAAGCGCGTTGTTGGTCAAGCCCTTCTCGTGCAGTTCATCCAGGATGTATATGCGCCGTTTCGCACGCTCGTAGTGAACCTTCACCCCGGCGGCAGGGTCGCTGCTAAATCCGAAGTCAAGGCCGTAATACAGGCGGTCAGCGGTCTTGGTAAACTCGCTCAAGTCCTCTACGCGCCAGTTCTTGAATATCACATCGCCCAGGATGCCCCAGTTACCCAGCGTGTATACGTTGCGATAATATTCATCGCCTTCGCTCTCGATGCGCTCTATGTCATCTGGCGTTAGAAAGCGATTGTCTTTGTAAGTTGTCTTGAGGATGGCGAGGCCATCACCCGTCTTGTGCGTGTCGTTGTCAGCCCAACCACCAAAGAACTCTTTATATATCCAATGCTCTTTGTACACAGGGTTGAAGCTGAGCGTGATGCGCTTCTTGTGTTTGCTCAAGCCCCTCAAGCGTTTCTCAAGCTGTTTGTAATCGTCCTTGTCTATCTCTGTGGCTTCTTCGACCCAGATGTCGGTCAGCACACCATTGGCGGGCGTGATGCTCTTTATCTTCTCAACATCGTCCAGCCCTGCGAACATGATTTGAGCGCCGTTGTTCAGCGCCGTTATGGTCATGTCAGACTTACCAACCAAGAACCAGTCGCCCAGCCCCATTGTCGTGATAGCCTTGGTGACTTCGTTCCACACACTGCCCCTGAGCGTTCTTGCTACGTTGCGCAGTATCAGATAATTACGCCCTTGTAGCGTGTCAAGCACCGTGCGTTGGCCTAAGAAATAGGACTTGCCAGACGATCCGCCGCCAAAGACTATCTGAGTGCGGGTGTCGTCTTGTAGCAAAGGCAGATAGACCGCATTGCATAGCGCCGGGTCAAACTCTATCTGTCTCATCGCTCGGCTTTATCTTCAACACAAAGTCGCCGCCTGTGCTGATGTTGGTGTCTATCTGCTGCTTGTCACGCCACTCGGCGGGCTTACGGTTCTTGAGCCAGAAGATTTGGGCGGTTACATCAGGCTGCACCTCTTTGGTCGCTCGCTTGGTCTCGACCATTTCATAAAT